CTTTTAACATTGCAGTTCTAAATGCCAGTTCACCTTTAAAAGCTTCACCTTCTCCTTTAGCTCTTAATAATGATGCGTTGTTAATTTGGTTTTGATAAGCAGTTGTTGAATTAAATTCTGCAATTTCTAAATCAAAGCCTTGTTCTATAGTTTCATCTAACATTACTAAAAAAGGACTTTCATCTATTCTACTAACATCAACACCACTTTTAATAAAATTAACAAGAGTGTTAGATCTATCTCTAGCGTGTTGTGCAATAATTCTTGGTTTATCTACTGTTAAAAAAGTTTGTTTATTTATTTCAGCATTTCTTGCTTCTAATGATGCTTGTTGATTAAGTAAACCTTGATTAAACTTTCCAACTTGTTTTGCAGCGTAACCACCAAAAATGTCTCCAATAAAACTCATATTAATATATTTTTCCTAATTGATAATAATCTGATCCATCTGGACCGTATTTTTTTTTTAATCCTTCGACTTCTAATCCGCACCATTCAGCTAATCTTAAACCTCTTTTGAAATCTGCCTTTACGGATGTTTGTAATCTTCGAATTTTGTTTTTCTTACAAAGCTTGTCTTGTAATTCTAATATTGTTCTTGCTGCTAAAAACTTCATGTCATAAATATTTTGTGATGCCATAACCCAACATTCAGCAACTCCATCCCAAAGAACTACTATTCCACAAGCAAAGACTGGATTGCCATCTACAAACATTGTGTAAGCATTGCCTGGTTGTGAATGATCACAAATTCTATTGTCAGTATAACTAGCGTCAATTTCCATAAGCTTATCGTTTAAGCCTATAGCAACTATTTTGTCTGCGTGTTCTGGTTTAAAAGGTTTTAATTCACTAGCCATCGTTTGTTACAATAGTTGGATATAAAGCTAATACAGTTAATGGTAATGCTTGATCTTGTTTCACAAAAATAAATCCGTCTGTATTGTAATCGTCTGAAAATTCTACTTCTTTATCTCCAGCTATAAATGTTGATACTGGTAAATCCATTGCACCTGATGTTGTTCTAAATGGTACAGTTTCTAGGTTATCCAATGAAGGACCAACTTTAGCACCTACGGTTTCAAATAATCTTAAAACTACTTTAGATATTCTTTTAATTTTTCCTTGAGCTGTTCCTTCTGTTTGTCCAGCTCCAGCTTCTATTCTCATTGTTTGTAATACAGAGTTATAAGGTAAACCAACTGTAACTTTTCTTGAAGATCTGTCTAAAGATATTGCTCCATCTGATACGGTTTTGTTGGCATGAGTAGCTCCATCTGCCAATATAAATACTGTTTCGCCTTCTAAATGATCTAATCCAGATAATGAACTAACAGCAACTCCAGAATAAGATAAATGACTATCTAAAAATTTAAAATCTTCTGGTGCAGTCTCATCAAAATCAAAATCAGAAAAACATTCAACATAACGTCTAACAGCTCCATTAACCCATCTTTGAGTTATTACCCAAAGCTCATCTTCGTTTAGATCTCCAGATATAGTTGCAACACTTTCTACTTTTGCATCTTGTAAAATATTATCTGTTTGTTCTGATGTATGAGCTGAAGTTAAAGATACAACATTAACTAGCTTACTATCTGTATAAAGTTTGAATTGATCATCATCAACTCTTGAAACATAATAAGAAACATTTTCACTTAAGCCACTAATTGCAGTTCCAGTATTATCATAAAATATTATATCTCCAGTTTTAAATCCATGAGATGTTGAATAAATAACATTAGATGAAATATTAACACCTTGATAAATATGTTGAGTAGTGTCTGAACTTGGTCCAGTTAAACCTATTGCTGTTCCAGCCGCAGAGTTAGCAGCAGTTGTAGCAAGTTGAATTGTATTACTGTCAGTTGCTATTACAAAATAAAGAGATCCACTTGATAAACCAGTTATCGGATTAGTAGAAGCATTATAATAAACTGGATCGTTAGTTGCTAATCCATGTGATGATAATGTAATTGTATTATTAGTTCCATTTACAACGGTTGTATTTGCAGTAAATGCTATTTTTTGTTGAATAATATTTTTAGTCGTATCGGATTTGCCACCTAGTATATGCTTATGCCAAGCAACAACATTATCTGTTCTTTGATAAGTTAAACCAGCTAAAATTCCATCGTCTCTTACACACCACAAAATACTATCTGGTGCTTGTTGATAAGCCATTTCATTAATTCCACTATCTGTAACAGTTTCGTTAAGGATAGTTAAATCAGGAGCAACATAACCATCACTATCATAGTTATAAGCTAGTTCTCTAATTTTTCTTTTTGCTCTTTGTAAAAACAATACAGCATTTCCAGATGGTTGAGCATCTACATTAGCTGCTCCATGTGATGATTGTCTTTTAATAGTTACATTTGTTGGTGTAACCGCTGCATCTGTTCCATCTGCTGATACAGAAAACTCTCCGCCAGTAGTACCTATCAATAAAGTTCTAACTGCTTTTAAATATCTAATTTTATTAACCTGATTACTGGCAATAGTATAAACCATAGCATCATCAGCATTTGTTCCAGTAGTCATGTTTTCATAATCTCCAGATTTAGAGAAATACAAAGTTTGTGGCTCATCTGTTGTTCCAGCAAAAACTAATCGTTGTTCAAAGAACGATACGCAAGAAGGATGACCAGTAGTGTCAGAAAATGCTCCAAGCTGAAAAGCCGCTGTCGCATCAGTATTAGCAAAAGCTGTAGTTATTGTTGCAACGACAACTGTAGTGTTTGTACGAGCTGTTATTTTAGCTTTACCAGAATTAAAAGATATTATTCTTCCAACATCTGTAGCTAACCATCCAACACCACCATTGATCCCAGTAATTGCTGAAGCTGTTATGTTTACTCCAGTTCCAGTTCCTGATGAGGCTGGTGTTAAAGTAGTTGCTGTAGAATTTGTAGATAAATAAGGTCCATCTGTAAAAGCAACTTCAGTCAATGTCCAGGATGTATGACCAGTTCTACTTAACTTCATCACTTCGTGATTTGGATGAGTTATATACATTACGTCGGCACTTTGTGCGAACTTCAATTCAAATAATTCTGCTGTTAAGTACGGACTTGATATTTCATAAATTCTATTAGCATCACCACCAGAAGAATAAGTAGTAAAAGCAGATGAGTTAATATCTGTTCCATCAACATCTTGTAATTCAAAAGTGTTGGTAGTTTTGTCTGCTACTTTAAATGTTTTACCATTAACTTCTGTCATACCTACAACTGAAGTTATAATTACAAAGTCTCCATTAGAAAAACCATGACTACTTGATGTTACTACTGCTGGATTAGCTTTAGTAATTGCAGATATAGTTTTATCACCTTCAGTAATCTGACCTTTATCCTTAAACATTCGGATATAAGTATTACCAAATTCTAAAATATAAGTTTGTGTTGTAGAAAATTCAAAAGGTATTAATCTTGTTTTAGCAGAGCTAGTTTTAACTTCTGATATAAATTGAGTACCTACTCTTCTTGCTGCTGCTCCTTGAGGATGCACCAACATATTTTGCAATGTCTTACATCCTGAGGAATATTTTTCAAAATCTGTTCTGCCATCTAACTTTGCAGAAAATTCTCCTGAGACAAAACTATTGATTGATGCTGTAGTTCTTGGCATTATAATCTCGCATCAGTAAACTCATTAGCCTCAACTGTTCCTAAACTATTTTCAGTAGCATCTATAAATCTTGCTTCTCTTAATCTTTCATCAGCTCTAGTCATATAATTATTTGCTAGAGTTGCATTGTTAGTTATTGCGTAACAAAGATCGGCTGCTAATTGATGTGAAATACTTTCTCTTAAATATGTATCGTAATTATTTGGATCAGTATCTAATGCAATATAGATTAAAAAAATAGTATCTATATCGGTTACGATATTTCTACCTTCTAATTTATAATCTAATGATGTTGCAATGCTATCAGTAGTACCATTATGTATCTTAAGTACACGCAAACAGTCAGAAGGTAATGCGTAAGCATGATCATATTCTACTATTGGAGCTGTAGAGTTTTGAGCTAATTGAACTCTTTTATGTAAACAGTTCCAAGCATGAGATCTAAATACTCTATTTCTTACTGGCTCGTATCTTTGATTACATAGACGAGCATTTTTAGTATCATCTGTTAATGCTGATATTGTTGATGCACCCAGCAAATTTAATGCTGAATTACACATATTAACTACACTTGCCATTATAAAATTATACCAATTACAATAAGAACAATAGCAATAACAACATAAGATTTAATTGCTGTACTTCTACTATTCCAATATTTTTTTATTTTTTTCATTATATGTTCTCCAGTTTTATTTCTTGGCAATCAAATTTAATTGCTAATTTTTCATTGTTTACTTGTTCATCATCTAATGTGTCTAAAGCTGTATAAGCTTGTTTATAACCTTCAAGAATACAGTTGTTATAAGTATCGAATTGAATACCTAATACTCTACCTGGCATACATTGTGGTTCAGATGCTGAAAATGAACATAGATAAATAATTATTATATATTTCATTTTAACATTTCCATCTTCTTCTTGCTTGTCTGATCCTTGAGTTAGGATTGTTTCTAGTTTTTGCTGAACTTCTTTTCAGTTGACCAGCTGATCTAGCACAATATGATTTTCTTCGTTTAGCAGCAGCTGATCCTCTTTTAACTTTACCAGTTACTGCGGTTTTTAATTTTGATCCTGGATTAGCTCTTCTATAAGCTTTAACTCCACGTCTAGTCATTCCAGCTCCAGACTTTGTTGGTCTGTAGTTTCTTTTGTTTCTTGAAATTGATCTAGCCATTATAATTGCACTCTAGGCGGTTTCCACTCTCGCTTTCACCGCCTAAAATTATGTTTATTAATTAACTACGTAACTAATATTCCATGATAACGTACCAGCAGTACCACCAGTTGCATTAAACGTAACTGCAACGTAATAGTATCCTCCAGGATCTGAACTGTCTCCAGCTATTTCCCAGACTTTTTGACCAGTAGTTGTAAGATTAGCTGCTTCGTGTCTTACGTCTGCTAATGCTGCTGCATCAGCAACTGAAGTCGCAAAGCAATCTTCATCTTTAACTACACCAGCTGATGTATAAAGACCGACATTGAAAGTACACGAACCACCGAATGTGTCTGATCCCACAAATAATTGTGGAATAGCCGCATTAGTAGGAATAGGTGCTAACATAACAATATCATTATCTGTACTGTCTCCAGCAGCAAGTTCTACTGTTCCTTGAGCTACTCTTAAAACGCCATGTAATTCTGCTGCGTTGTTAAGAACTTGAGGACTAGCTTCGAAATTTGCTACAAGATCTGTATTAAGTGTTGTCATAATTATATACTCCTATTGATTATGCTTCGTGACATGGAATTTGAAAAATTGCTTTTTCTTCCATACGAACTGCGCCAAGATCCATACAGTAATAAACTTGTGTACTGTAAGATTTGTCAGCTCTTTCAGAAATGTTTGCTTTGATGTCTTTACCGATTGCTAATTTAATAGCATCTTCAGTGTAAGCAAAAACAAGTCTGTCGTCAGTGTTAGTTGCATCTAATGGTAATCTATTAGACATAATGAACTCAAAACCTAAGAAGGAATTTACTTCTCCAGTTGATAATGCACGAACTGTATTAAAGTCAGCACTTGTAACTGAAGTTGTACCTAATAGATCAGAGATCTGTTGAGGCCCACATACGATATAACGTTTTCTAGAACTATCTATATCGTTATCATCAAAGTTTTTCTTCGCAGCTAAAAGTTTAGCAACAGTTAAACCGTCTGACTGGTCTGAAGTTGCGAACTTTTGTGTTGAAGGTAAAGCTGTTGATGTTGCACCAGCTACGCCAGTTGAAGCAGAAGCATTCATAGCTGTAATGATTACATCATCCATAGCTCTATTCATTGCTGCCGCTGCATTTCTCGCATAAGCTGAAGTTGGATCTACCAACATTCTTATTTTATCACTGTCATCTATTAGGTCACCCCATTCATACGATGCTAGAGATACTCTTCTTCTGCTATGCGGTGTATCGATTTGTGGTGTATCTCCGTGTCTTGAAGTTCTTAGAACAGCAGCTGTGCTATCTATTTGTTCAAAAAAGGCGTTTTT